CTTCTTGACTTCCATATCCAACTCATCTTCCCAGCGACCTTGATTGAGCCAAGTAGCAGGATGTGGAATAAAGTCTTTTTCGGTTTGCTTTAGTTTCCAGTATTCCAAGTGGTTTGGCAGGGCATCGTAGGCATCTTGCTGTTCTTGGCTACTCAGCCTTTGCCATGACTTTTCAGCGGCTCTACGGCCCTGTTTACGGGGGTAAATGGCATAAAACTCTGCAAAGTTCATGGCAACAAGTCCTTTATATCAACGCCTTTTTCAGCCAGCTTTTGTTTAAAGTTTTGCATAGCCCGTTTTTCAACAATAGGTACAGTATTTTTGTGTAAAAACAGCTTTTCAGCTATATCAGCGTGGCTCATCACAAAATCATCGCCAAGATTGGTTTTAAGCGGATTCATCTAGTTGCTCCCGTAATGCTTCACACTCTTTTTCTAATGCTTTGTTTTCTTCCAGCAGTCTAAGGTATTGACTTTTGTACCAATCGTTAGCCCATGCTTCTTGGTCAAAATCAGTTTTGGCGTTTTGTACAGTTATTGTCATTTGTTTGTCCAATATAAAAGTATTGCGGCTACCACCATGACTGTGCCAAAGGTGATAAACACACCAATGGCAAATACAATCATTATGGTTTCAATCATTGCTGTTCGCAGTAAGCAGAAATTGCTTTTGAACCAGTAATTACTGTTTCATATTTGTTTGTTTTTTTACCTTTAGGGCCAAAAAAATTGATTGTGAATGAATCACGCTCAACAGTAGCGGTGTGGCCTGACACAAAAAAGTATTTTGAATACTGTGAGCCATCTTCTCTGGTGATGTGCCATAAATCTTTAACTTGCATTTTGCGTTCCTTTTTCTATCTCACTCGTTATTGAGTGATACCAGTTTATTAAGGTAGCTTAACTATGTCAACAACTATTTGCATTTATTTTGTAGGTGTTTTCCCTATGTGTTGTATTTTTGCCCATAGGTTGCCCAAAGGTGATAAGCCTTCATCCATTCAAGAAGTTGTACTTGAACTAATGCTACCGAAGTTAATGTTCAATCGTTATTGGCTTGTCTATCACCATTGTTCCAATAACTTGTGCTGTACCCATTTAAGTCAGCGAGGCTTGCAGTAAGGTGTATACCAGCCTATGTTCTATTCCACGCCACCCATGTAGGTGCTTAATATCGTTTGGAGTACGAATGGGAATGAACAATAAAAAAAGGGCTTTAGGGGTAGCTTTATGCTGAAACGGCTTAGAAAATGCCTCTTATCTCATTTCCTAAACCCACAAAGTTACCTCTAAAACCCTTAACTTATCGAGTGTTTCAGTCCTCAATAATTTAATTCTACTACAACTTATTGCAACTCAGGCCAAATTAAATGATAAGTTTTTGGTAAAAGTTGTTTTCTTGTAACTAAACCATGTGATTCTTTTTCAAGCGTTGCGGCCAGCATTACCAGCTTGTCGTGTGGAATTTCGCTGTTTTGCCACATAGATACTGCTGGTACAGATACACCGACCAGCTTGCTAATACGGGTCGGGCCACCAAGAAGTTTGATAATTGCTGTTGCGTTCATTCAGCTATCTTAACAAATAAACAACATTTTTACAAATAGTTCTTGCAATTGTATTTAAGCTGGCTTAATATCTAAGTACGGCATTTGCCGTGTTAATTGGAGAACTCAAATGAGTGAAATAGAGAATCAACAGCAATGGGCTGACCAAGTTCAGATGGTACGGGAGTTGGAAGAAGCCTTTAAAGACATCGAGGATGGAATATTCCTGACCGAGCGTCAAATTGATCTACTACGCTTTGCGTGTGGATTACCCCCAAAACCAGCACCCCACCCAGCACTCAAATCTTTATTTGAGCAATTTGGTACAACCTTTGGAGCAAACAAATGAATAATGTTGAACGAATCACGCTACCTAAAGTAGTGTCTATGCTGAACGCTTGTAAGGTTCAGTTTGCAATTATTGATAGTGACGGCAAGCAACATGGCAGTCTTGAAGTTGTAGCCAAGAAAAAGCGTAGCCCGTTGAAATACCCGTTTGGAGCATTGGCTAATCACTTTACGCCATACATTAGAAACCTACAGGCAGATCAAGCCGCAGAAGTACCTTGTGGTCAATACGAAATGGAATCAATGCGTAGTGCTATTGCTGGCTGGGCCTCAAAGCATTGGGGTAATGGCACTTGTTCAACTATGTTGGATAAGCCAAGCAACACAGTATTGGTATTCCGTACAGCACAAACACTAATTTAAGGATAAAAAATGATTATTTCAGATAACAGTAAAGAATTTAAGATTGCCCCAGCAGGGTTACACATGGCTCGCTTGTACAGCATTATTGACCTTGGCCACCAATCCGTAGAATGGGCTGGCGAATCCAAGATCATGCACAAAGTTGTGTTTACTTGGGAATTGCATGGTGACGATGATGCTGGTCAACCGCTAAAAACAGACGATGGTAAGCCTTTAATCGTGTCCAAACGATATACAGTTAGTTTAGGCGATCAGGCCCGTTTACGCCAAGATTTAGAAGCATGGTCTAACAAAAAAATGACACCCGAAGATCGCAAAAACTTTGACCTTAAAGGATTGCTAGGTAAATTTTGTATGGTCAATATTACGCATAGTGAAGATGGCAAGTACGCAAACATTAGCGGTATTAGCCCAGTTCCTAGTGCATTGCGTAATGCCCAACCTGAAGGTATTAACCCAGTAAACCATTTTTGGTTAGCTGAGTTTGACCAAGGTAAATACGATGCGTTGCCAAAGTATTACAAAGAAAAGATCACAGAATCATCTGAGTGGCGTGGTCAAAAACAGCGTGATGCTGAAGCACCAGTAGCAAATGACGATGTACTAAACGACATCCCGTTCTAAGGCCAATATGATAGTTAAAGAAAAGGTACAAGAAAATGGTCATTGGTACACAAAGGAAGGCACTCCAGCCTATACAACCATCGGCAAAACTGGTGAACGGCCAACAACGCTCCGTGACGCACGGAAACTTGGACTTTTGCCAAGTGTTACAACAATTAACGGACAGCTATCAAAAGCAGGGCTTGATACATGGAAGCAACAACAAGTCTTGCTGGCGGCTTTAACCCTACCTAGAGTAGCTACCGAATCTGAGCAGGAATGGCTGGCCCGTGTAATGCAAGATTCCAAAGCTACTGGTAGGGAAGCGGCTGAACGGGGCACAAAGATTCACGCCATTATTGAGGGTTATTTTGAGCAGATGTATATGCCTGAAAAGCCAGCTTACTTGGATAAGATTGATGTGGCCCTTAAAGACGCTTTTGGGGAACAGCCTTGGCTTGCAGAGCGTTCTTTTGGGCATCCGTTAGGGTATGGTGGCAAATGCGACTTAATGGCTAAAACAGGCTTTATTGTTGACTTTAAGACCAAAGACACCAGCCTTGAAAAAGTAGATGTTTACTTTGAACACGAAATGCAATTGGCCGCATATCGTGAAGGGCTGGGTATGCCTACGGCTAGATGTGCCATTGTGTTTGTAAACGGCACTAGCAATGAAGTCAAATTGATAGAAGTACAGCAGGATCAGCTTCAAAAGGGCTGGGAGTGCTTTGAGCATCTGTTACGGGTCTATCAGATCAAGAACGGAATATAATGGCGGTATGGGCGGCAGAGTTAGACACAATCTAAGCTCCTTCACGGGACTGCTGACCCACCAAACAACGGGCGAAAGCACTTATAACTTCCAAGTTACCCCACCACGGAGTGTGAGTAGCCCACCTTATTAGGGCGTTAAGCCGCCATAGTAGGATGCAGTAATTGGGTAATTTTGCGGCTTTCTCGCCCATTGCTAACAACTGCCAAATACTGCCCGTTGTTTTTTTACCATATTAGGGAATATCCTAATAAAAATGTGTTGACATTGTTAAGCTGGCTTAATAAACTGGAGTTACTCCATTGGGGAGTGAGATAGATAAGGAGATTCAAATGCAATTATTAGACATCCAAATTACAGAAGTAGACCAGTTAGGTATGTTATTAGCTCAGATCGCTGACTTGGAAGCACAAGCAGAAGTTATCAAATCTAAGCTAAAACAAAACGAAGGCCATGTAGAAGGTAACTTGTACAAGTCTTGCGTAACATTGTCACAACGCAAAACTGTAGATAACAAAGCTGTATTTGCAGAAGCCAATGTGCCAGCAGAGTTAATTGAAAAGCACACCAAAACAACCGCTGTTATCACACTTAAAGTAACAGCTCGTTAATCAACGGCAGGTCATTGACACTATTCAGCTCAAGTACACGAAGTCGAACGACTAAAAAGACCTTGACCTGCCACCCATTAGGAAAAACCATGAAATATTTATTTTTATTAGCCCCATTAGCATTAGCCGCTTGCAATTCTTTTGAACCACCAAATGTTAGCCTTGAAACTGACAAAACTGCGTATCACATGACCCGTGCCCAAGTTATTTTAGGCATTAACGAATGTGAAGATGCTGGCACACGCCCTGTAGTAATTACCGCTAAACGCAAAATCAATGGCGTTACTACCGATGTTCCAGTAGAAGTTACCTGTAACCCACGCTACAAAATTTTTCACTAGGAGATTGACATGAGAGATTTTATTTTAGGCGGCTTGATGGCCATTTTTATCTGTGTAGTTATTTTTGGTACTAATTACTTGATGAACGGCTATGTTATATAAAAAGTTTGACCAGCGATTGCATGATGAGTGCGATCCACCTGCTCGTAATGCGGTCGCTGAGTGGCTTAAAAACCTTTGGTATGTCGATGCCTTACCCAACCCTGATAAATACGCTGTAGACCTTGTATTGAGCAAAAATGGGCAGGAAATTGGGTTTGCTGAAGTTGAAGTGCGTGATTGGGGTATGAACTTTTGCCCATACAACACAATCCACATTGCCCAGCGTAAGGAAAAGCTGTTTGCCCACCCTCGTACCACGATGTATGTAGTAACTAAAGACTACACACACGCTTACTGGATCAGGGCCAGCAAGATCAAAGAATGTCCGTTAATTGAAGTGCCCAACTCCGCTGTGGCCCGTGATGAGTATTTTTACGATGTTCCCAAAGACCTGTGGAAGTTTGTCGATCTTCGGGAATTGTTTTAAGCGTAAGGGCGTGTACCCTGTTTATCAATAATTAACATCTGTTTACGGGCTACATCACTAGCGGTATTGGGTACGCTAATGTGTGTCCAGCTATCAAACTCACGGATTAACTGGTCAAACTGGATGTCTGAAGCCTTGATTGCTTCACATACTTGACTAGGTGTCATGCCTGATACACGGATGTCTGCGGCACACCCAATGCGGTGCTGGCTAGAATCCTTAGATCCTACAGAATCATTAACTTTCTTTGATCTATAGCCTGAGTTAATTGAAATAGGCTTACCCAACAATGCACGAACCTGCTCAAGCAACTCTGCTAAACGGGTTAAGTTGTTGATTTCGTTAGCATCAGGGTTATTTTCCCAACCTTGACGCACAGCGGCATCAGAATGGGTTAACTCTTGCAGGGTAAAGTTTGGGCTTAAATTCATCGTTTCATCATTCCTTCAATTTCTTTAGTTTTGTCTTTACTGCCTTGGCTTGATCCAAAATAAAACGATAAGACTTGACCAGCAGAACTTGTAATAAATCCAAGTGCAAATATCACCATTTGTTGTTGATCTACAGGCACATCTTTAATCATCAAAAGGCCAATAAACCCAAACGCTAGGGCTACTGTACCCAAAGCTAATACAGGTACAACGGCTTTATCCAGCTTTGTAGCGTATTCGCTAGTGGCTACTGCGGCATAGGCTTTACGAGCAGAATCTCGGTCTTGGGCATCCATTTTGGCGTATTCAAGGTCAAGTTCTTTAAGTTTAAGGGTAAGGTCAGGATTACCAGTTAAAGCGGCTGTAACGCCTTCAACAGTAGCGTCATCTACACCTAGCTTATCAGCAAGCCAGCCCACAGCAACTCCACCAGCAGGGCCAGCAATAGCAGTAGCCAAGACAGGAGCAACACCTTTAAGAAGTCCAATTAAAGTGTCCATTATTTTTTGTTTCTTTCCTCTATTAACTTAACTCGTACATGAAGATCGTGTATTTCTTTGTAAATTTCTTCCCGTTGCTTGGCTCTACGCTCTGCTGAGATTGGGCTGTCAGTAGGCACACCTTCCGCTGTAATCAACGCTGGCATTTTGCCTTCAATTTGGGTAAGTCTAGTTTGAAATGATGATACTTGGCCGAGTAGCCAAGCTATACAAGCTACAAGGATTGGAATTACTGCTTTTAGAACATCTTGCATATTCATTATTTATCACCCCAAACTATTGCCCATGCTATCCAAGCCGCTACCAAAAAGCACATAAATTGTGCCCTGCGTATGTTCTTTAAATCACCATCAAACTCAGCTTTTTCTTCTTTTTCCAGCTTTTCAAGTTCATTTTTGATCTTCAAGATTTCAGCCCACTCTTTTTCACCCATTGCCGTATTCTTGAATTGCCTTAAAAACTCAATTTTAAGGTTGTATTCTTCTTGGCTAATTAACTTCCGATGCCGATATTCTGCTAAAGCCTTGTGTATTGCTAATCGCTTCTTTACTTCTGCTTCTCGTTTGCTTCTTAGCCGTTCTTGGGCTTTTTGCTGGGCTACATCTAATCCGTCTTTTTGTATTGCTTCAACTTGTTTAGTTAAAGACTTGGCACTTTCCCTAGCGGAATCTAAACTGCCAGTTAGTGCTTTGACGCTAAATTCATCAGGCACATTACTTTCCACCAAACCAATGAATTACCCATCCTGCGGCTGTGCTAAGTCCTGACACAATCATCATTCCAGCCCAAAAACCGCCCCTAGATTGGTCAGCCAAACCGACTAATTTTTCTAGCTGGGATTCCATTTTGTCAATTTTGCGTTCCATAGAATCGAACTTACGCTCGTAGTCCTCGACCTTTTGCCAAAGAACTCCGTATTTAACAGGGTCGATTTCAAAAGCCATGTTATGCAAGTTGTTCTTCAGTAGGCTTGGCTAAAGTAGGATGCTCCCATTTAGCAATGTACGCACCTTCACCATCGTCTTGCAAAAGAATTGTGCCACCCATAGGGTCGAAATCTGCACCTGTTAATTCAGCGTAGATTGATTGAATTTTGTCAGATAATGTCATTTAAGCCGCCTTTACTAATACTGCGGAAAAGTTTGAAAAGAAAGAGCCGTTATTACCTACTAAAGTACAGCTTCCGCTGGCTGAATACCAATATGCAGAAATGTAATCAGTTGTGCCGTTTAAATACACAATTC